TTTTAGTGGACTAGGTGCAGACGCATCTAATCAAGGGGTAAACTTCCGTAACCTCATCATCAATGGTGATATGTCTATTGCACAGAGGGGTGCAGGACCAAGTGGTTCTTTTGGTGGAAGTGGCTACAGCGAAGGTCCAGATAGATGGCGACACAGTTTAAATAGTTGTGGTAACTGGCAAACATCTCAATCTACAGATGTGCCAAGTGGTCAAGGTTTTGCTTCAAGTTTAAAATTAGATTGCACAAGTGCGGCAGCTTCTTTAGCACCAACAGCAGCATTTCAAATGGTGCAAAGAATAGAAGGTCAAATGCTTCAGCAATTAAAAAAGGGTACATCTAATGCTGAAAGTACAACCATGTCTTTTTGGGTTAAGTCTAACAAAACAGGAACTTACATTGTTAGAATTGCAGATTTAGACAATTCAAGAGGTACATCTAAGTCATACACAATTAATTCAGCTTCTACTTGGGAAAAGAAAACAATTACTTTTGACGGAGATACAAGTGGAGTTTTAGATAACGATAATGCTAGAAGCATAGATATTATGTTCTTTTTAGCGGCGGGTTCTAATTACACTTCTGGAACTTTAGCAACTTCTTGGGAATCAAACACAACAGCCAACCAAGCTGTTGGTCAAGTAAATGTAGCAGACAGTACATCTAATGAATGGTATTTAACTGGTGTTCAATGGGAAGTCGGTACATCTGCTAGTGACTTTGAGTTCTTACCTTTTGATGTGAATTTAAGAAGATGTGAAAGATACTATCAAAGAACATACAATTATGGTACTGCGAATGGTACTGCTGGAACTGCTGGAGCAGCTTTTGCTGTAACAACAGCAGTGACTAGTTATGCAGCAGTTAACTGGAGATATAAAACAAGAATGAGAACAACACCAACAATTTCTTTTTGGTCTGGTCATAGCGGTAACGCAAGTCAAATATCGTCTGATGCTACAGATGCTGCTGGATATGTTCTTGTTAATGGGGAAACTTCTTGTGGTCTACAAAGAAATGCAAATAGTGCAGGAACAGGAAATGGTACAAACATAACTGCTCATGCAGTAGCAGATGCGGAGTTATAAATGATACAGAGTGTAGAAAAAGTATATAAAGGAACAATTTTTACTGAGCATTATAAAGTTACATTTGAGGATGGTTCTTCTTCTTTTGTTCCTCACAACGAAGCAAACCGACACTACCAAGAAATACTAGAATGGGTAGAAGAAGGAAACACAATTACAGATAATGGGGGTTCAGAATGAGCTACATAGGCAGAGGTACAGAAAACATATCCAATGTAGAGGTACTTGATAACTTAACATTTAATGGTTCAGCAAGTTACACCTTACAGAAATCCTCAGTAAACTTTGTACCTTCTAGTGCTAACAACTTATTGATTAGTATTAGTGGTGTTGTACAGCAAGGCAACTTTAGTGTCAGTGGATCTACGATTACCTTTGATACCACAGTATCTGCTAGTGATACTTGTGATTGGATACTGCATTATGGTACAGGGTTAATTACGACTGTGGCAGACGGAGCGATTACAGAAGCGAAGTTAGGCAGTAATGCTGTTACGACTGCTAAGATAAACAATGGTGCGATTACCTCTGCTAAGTTAGATAGTGGATTAGCTTTAGGCAAGATTGGTCAAGTGGTTTCTACTAGAATAGGTAGCTCATCTTGGCAATTAACAACAACACAAAATACTTGGTTAAATTATGATGACGGAACAGTCGATTTAGAGTTAGACATAACACCTTCAGCTACTTCTAGTAAAATATTATTAATGGTTGATGCTAGAATTTATGTATATAGAGCAACTGCAGGTCATCACGCAGGCATAAGCACTAGATTTTTACATAACGAAACAACAGCAATCCACGCACAATCAACAGATGGTGATGGTGGTTGGTACACTTATGACAATGCAAATACTTATTACACACAAAATGTTTCAACAACTTATTTACACTCACCAGCAAGTACCTCTAGCCAAAATTATATATTTCAAATGTATTTTACAGGTGCTCAACAATTTAGATATGGAAGAAATTATAGCACCATTACAGCTATGGAGGTACTAGCATAATGGCGTTAATCAGATATGAAAGATGGTACAACTCCTTAATGAACAAAGCCAAAAATAGAACTTTAAATGGATATGTAGAAAGACATCATATCATTCCTAAAAGTATGGGTGGTTCAAACATAAAAGAAAACATAGTAAAGCTAACTGCAAAAGAACATTATATTGCTCATCTATTATTAACTAAATTTACAACAGGCGAATACAAAAAGAAAATGATTAGAGCCTTTGTTTGTTTAAGAAATTGGAAGAACAAAAATAGAAAAGGCGATTATCGTTTTAGTTCTAGACTATATGACAAACTAAGAAATGAGTATGCAGAAATAGTAAAAGAAAATTCTACTAATAGAAAGTTTTCATTAGAAAGAAGAAACAATATATCTAAAGCATTGAAAGGAAGAAAACTTTCACTTGAACATATTCAATCTCTTAAAAAAGCAAAGAAAAATATATCGCAAGAAACAAAAGATAAAATTTCAAGAGGCAATAAAGGAAAAACAATATCCTTAGAACAGAGAAAAAAATTATCTGAAATTGGTAAAAGGTTTTGGAATAGTTCACCAAAAGCAGAACAAAGAAGGATTCAAAACGCAAATTTTTTAAATGAATACCATAAACAAAGGAGAGTTTCATGCCGTTAATACGCCTTAATAATCAATCAATCAGTTCTGTTACTGCTTTGCCTAGTGGTGTTGGTGGTAAAGTTTTACAAGTGGTAAGTTATGAAAATAGTTTCGCACAAAATTTAAATACTACTGCACAAACTGACATGGAAGTTTCTAGTGGAGTTACTTGGGAACCAACTATTACACCCTCTAGTACATCATCTAAAATTTTAGTTCACTATAATATTTCTACAAATGCTTATCATAATGGAAATGCTGAAGGTAGAGGAACTATGAAGTTTTATGAAAAAATTGGTAGTGGTTCTTATTCTAGTTTAAGAGAACATTATGAAGCCATAGGTACTTATGATTATGGTGGTCAGGGAATTTTTGTAGGAAAAATGGTGAATGATACTTTTTTAAGAAGTCCAAATACAACAAGTGCAGTTTATTATAAGTTCTCAATGGCTTGTTTAAATTCTGGTGCTACTTGTAGTTTTAACTTTGGTAGTAATCAAAAATCTCATGTTACTTTATATGAAATAGGAACATAAATTTAAAAGGAGAAAAGCAAAATGACAGACATAGCAACAGCAATACAATCTCTCAACAAAAAGGGTGGCGTAAACCACGAGTTTGTTGTAAGAGGTGAACCAACAACTGAAGCAGAATACAACAGTGGTGTTGATTTTGTTTCTGGTGCAGATGCTAATGGTACTGCTATCTTCTCTGATACGAAGCCTTATACATGGTCAGAAGTCAGTGCTGAGAAAGCCTTACTCCAGACTGAGTATGACAACAATCAGTATCAAAGAGATAGAGCCAGTGCTTATCCTTCCTTACAAGACCAGTTAGATATGCAATACTGGGATAGTGTCAATGGCACTACAACTTGGAAGGATAAAATAGCTGAAGTCAAAGAAGCCAATCCTAAACCCTAATGCCTAGTATTTCGGATAAAACCGAGATTGGCTTACCACTTAAAAATTTAATTGGATTAATAGCAATCACTGCAACAGCAGTGTGGGCTTACTTCGGTATTATAGAACGTCTCAATAAGATAGAAACTAGACAAACATTATTTGAAGAAGACTTAGTAAAAGGTGCAGATCAGACACCTGTTGATCAGGAACAGTTTATGTTGTTAGAGTTTGTATCTGGTCAAGTAGAAAGCATGAGTGAAGATTTAGAAAACATGGCACATAACAAGGTTAATATTATGAGATTACAAAAAGATATGGAGAAAGCCTTAACAGATATAGAGGCTTTAAAAGATAAAATTAGAGCCAATGGTCATTAAAACAGTCATAGCATTATTACTCTTTAGCCAAGGTGCATTAATAGAACATACTATCACTGATGGTGTTAATGATTGCTTAAAGATGAAAAGAGAAATGATGCGTAATATGTCAGATAGCGTACAGATTATGTGTCAAGAAGTAGATGCAGAGATACAAGTCCTACAAGGAAAAGAATTTATAAAAAGTATTAGAAAATTATGAAAATAGATATTAAAGCTATGTTACCATACCTAGTTATACTCGCTTCAATAAGCATGACCTGGGGAATGTGGTCAGAAAGAATTGAAGCTGTAGAAACTAAAGCAGACTCTATTGCACAAATGCAGCAAGACATAGCTGTTATTAAAGAAAAAATAATTTGGATAGAAAACTACCTTATAGGTGATTAATGAAGTTTTTTATCGTCATGTGGTTATGTATCCAGTCACCCACTGTACCACTTGATAAGACTTGTGTTACACAAGTAATTAAAACATCAGGATATAACACTATACAAGAGTGTAAATATAATGCTGTGATGTTTGCAAATAAAGTAATGGTTGTTCCAGATATTTATGTGACAACCTTTTGCACAGAAAAAGAGGTGACAACAATATAAGGGGAAAAATGTCTAAGATTTTAGTAATCTCAGACCTACACGAACCATATAGTCATACTGATAGTTTTGCCTTCTTAGGAGCTGTCAAAAAAAAATACAAACCAGATAGAGTTGTATGTATAGGCGATGAACTTGACTATCATGCCTTATCTTTTCACGACTCAGATCCTGATCTACCTAATGCTTCTAAAGAATTAGAACTAGGTTTATACAAGATCAAAATGATTGAGAAGTTATTTCCTAAGATGGATTTACTACATAGCAATCATGGTTCTATGGTCTATAGAAAAAGAAAACATCATGGTTTTCCATCTTTAGTGGTGAAAGACTATGCAGACATACTTGCTGTCGATAAACAAAAATGGCGATGGCATGATAGGTTAATTATTAAAGATAAATATGGCGAATATTACTTTTGCCATAATATGAGTAAAGATCCTGTAAAATCTTCCATGTCAATAGGCATGAATTTTGTTCAGGGCCATTATCACACAGAATTTAAAATAGGTTATTGGTCTAGTCCTGAACATTTGAGATGGGGTATGAATGTAGGTTGTCTTATTGATAAAGACTCTCTGGCTTTTGCTTATTCCAAAGTAAACATTAGACGACCAGTTTTAGGATGTGGAATTATTATCAATGGAGTTCCTCAACTTATTCCTATGATTTTAAAAAGAGGAAATAGGTGGAATAAAGAAATATGAGAATAGTTTATCAATCAGGAAAACTTTATATCAGCCTTACAAAAGACGAATGTAAAGACATAGAACCTGGCAAACCAACAGAAATAGATATTGGTAACATCCATGTTTTATTAAAAGACATTACAGAAATTTCTTATGAACGATTAAAGGAGTTAGAATGTACGAAGAAGTAAAAGAAAAAATTAAGAAAAGTGAAGGTTTTTCTGCGTCTGGATACTTTTTAAACTATAAAGGTGCTGATGGTCAAGATATACAAGAAGATTTTATGACCATCGGATATGGCCATAAGTGTGTAGATGGTGATCCTTATGAACCAGGAGTTGAATATCCAAAAGAAGTATTAGAACAACAGTTTGAAAAAGACTTTCTTGTCTATTTAAATGCAGCAGAACGATACATAGGCGACTGTGTTATACCAGATGTTATTAAAGACTGCATTATAGAAATTGCCTACAATATTGGTGAGCCTAAATTATTTCAATTCGTTAAGATGCGTCAAGCAATGCAAGATGGTGACTTTGTAGAAATGGGCGAACAATTAAAAGATAGTCGTTTATATAGAACACTTACTTCAAGATACGAACCAATAGTTAAATTAATACAGGAGGCCTAGTATGTGGAATATGTTATTAAAACCCCTTATGGGTGTAGCCTCTGATGTCGTTAAAGGTGTGGTCGATACTAAGAAAGCAAAGGCAGAACAAAAAGTTACTAAGATAAAAGCGGAAACTGAGTTATTAAATAAAAAAATAAAAGGTGAAATAGCTTATGACTTAGAAGCTATAAAAGGTTCTAAAGACTCCTGGAAAGATGAAGCATGGACTATTTTGTTCATCATCATAATAGCTATGTGTTTTATCCCCCCACTACAACCTTATACAGAAAGAGGCTTTGATGCTCTCTCAAGAACCCCACAGTGGTTTCAATTTGCCATGTATGGAGCAATAGCTAGTTCATTTGGCCTAAGAGGAATGGGTAAAGTTTTAGGTAACAAAAAATGAGTACCCTCAAAGAAGTAGAAGCATTACTACGCAAAGCAAAAAAAGAAAATAGAGAACTTAGGAAAGACAACGAAGAAAAGGATCTACATATTAAGTTCCTCAATGAACGACTCGACAACTGGGCAGAGAAGAATGCGATACTAAGAGAAGAAAAACGCAACATTACTGTTGATGATGTTATTGCATTTCAAAAATCTAAAGCTGAATATGCTTCTTCCCAAAATAAATCTTTAAGTGAACAGTTAGAAACCCAAGAAAAAGTAGAATTTAACACGAAAGGTCTTGCTTATGAGAAAAGAACACAAGAACCCTAAAGGTGGCCTATCTGCAAAAGGTAGAGCATATTTTAAAAAAAAAGAAGGTTTAAACCTTAAACCACCAGTTAAGTCAGGCGATAATCCAAGACGAGCAAGTTTTCTAGCAAGAATGGGTGCAAGTAAAGGCCCTGATTATGTAATGAAAGATGGAAAAAAAGTTCCAAGTCGTAAGTTATTGAGTTTACGCAAGTGGGGAGCTTCAAGTTCAGCAGATGCTAAACGCAAAGCTAAAGCCATATCTGAAAGAAACAAAAAGAAAAAACAATCTTGAGATCAATAAAAGAAGATATCAGTCTATGGTCAAAGACTGTTGTTGAAAAACCAAACAAGCATTTAGGTAACTTTGCAGTCTGCCCTTATGCTAAGGGATGTAGGAACAATAATCAATTTAAAATAGAAGAAGTACACGAAGCCAAACTATTACTTCCAACTGTAGTAGATTGGGCTAACAAATTAAAAAGAACTAAATATAGAATAGCTATTATAGGTTGCTCTGATTTATCTATAACAGCTACAGAATTAGACTCAAGTATTGAAGCCTTAAACTTTGTCTATATGCCCAAAGATGTTTATCTCATGGCATCACATCCTGAGACTGGTGATGATAATATAGACTTTTTATACGATCATGGTTTTGACACACATAACGAGTTTTCTATGGTCTTAATACAAAGATATCAAGACTTAGAAGAAGCATCTCAAAAACTAAAAAAAGTAGGTTACTACAAATATTGGGAGGCAGACTACTACAAAGAAACAGTCGAGCATCGACATAATTTACAAAGGAGAATTAATATGCGTGGAATGAAAAAGACAGCTAAAAAAGTAAATGGTAAGAAAAACCCTATGATTTCTAAAGCTAAGAAAACAAAAAAGAAAAAGAAGTAATGCCTAGAAAACTATCTAAAAAACAAAAAAAGATAGCTCAAGTTGCAGCACCGAGGAACAAGATTACAGGTTCAGACTTTAAAGGCTTAAAAAAGAAAAAGAAAAAATAATGGCAACTAAGAATGTACCCACTAACAAAGCTCTATACTCAAGAGTAAAAGCAGCAGCAAAACGCAAATTTGATGTTTATCCATCTGCTTATGCAAATGCCTGGTTAGTTAGAGAATACAAAAAAAGAGGTGGGGGTTATAGAACCAAAAAAGCATGAGTAGAGCTAGTGGTGGATTAAGTCGTTGGTTTAAGGAAGATTGGGTAGATATCGGATCACCAAAAAAAGGTGGTGGATATGCCAAGTGTGGTAGAAAATCTGCAAAGGGCAGCAAGAGAAAGTACCCTAAGTGTGTTCCTAAGTCTAAAGCAATGAGCATGACTAAATCACAGATTAAATCTGCTGTTAGAAGAAAACGATCAAAAGCACAAGGTGTAGGTGGTAAACCAACCAATGTCAAAACCTTCGCAAAAAGATAAAGATATAGTTCTTATAGAATGGATCGATGCTTATGAATGTGCAAGTGGTTGGATTGAATTAGAAGAAGCACTAAAAACAAAACCACCAACTGTCTATAGTCTTGGATTTGTCCTTAAAGAAGAAAAAGATTATATAACTATCTGTGCTGATCTTGGTAGAGAGGGTGACTCTGATTGTGGTAGGGTTCAAGTGATCCCAAAAACATGGGTAAAGAAAACTATTTTAGTGGATAAATCATAAAGGGGTGTCGTTAAACACCCCCTGTAAAGCTATTTAAATGGAAAAAATAATGGACTAAGTCGCCTTAAAATCCATATATTGAGTCTTTTTCTAGGTTTATAAGTTTTAATAAGTTTTCTGTTAAACTCTGGAGTATCTTCAATAACGCAAGTAAACATTAAACTAACTCCAAAACTTTATCTTTTGCTTTATTAAGTGAGTAAAATTCATATTGAGTCATACTTTGTTCAGACTCATTCCATTTATTAACCACATACATAGTTGGAGTAGAATAATCAACTATTTGTATATGTAAATTTTTATCACCAGTAAATTCATAATAATCATCAGTTGTGTCGTCATTTGTGGCCATAAAAATAAACTTATTTTTATCCATTATGCAACCTCCCTTATTACCCATTGTTTAATATGAGTAAATACCAAGACACCATCTTTCTTAATTTTATTATAGGACTCTTGGTTTAAAATCTTTGTAGAACCATCTACAAGTTTGATATGAAAATATATTTTATTCATAGTCTCTCCTTAAAAAGGCCATCCCAAAATGTGCAGAAAATGAGCGAAAATTTCTGAAACTCAATGCACACTTTGGTTTGGCATTACCCAAAAGAACAAGTTTTTGTCGATTTTTGTTCATTATGGTAAGAAAGTAGACTATTGGTAATGATAGGTCAATACCTAATTTACATTGATAATCAAAGGTTTTTTGGAAGTAATTATCAAATGTGCGAGAAATGTTCATAATTTATTTATTAAATTTTGTTTTCTCTCTTTGTCTACTTTCGCATAGTTGTAAACCATAGTCTCTGACTTCCATCCACCTACTGACATAATATCATTTGTCGATGCTCCTTTATTAGAAAGTTCTGACGCAAATGTATGTCGAAGTGAGTGTCTTTTTTTGTTTTGATCCACATGAGCAAAACTTAACATCTCTCTCCATCTTGGTATGAGACCATGTATGGTATTCTTTTGTTGTCCGACAAACCTCCAAGAAAACAAATATCCTTGTCTATCATTAATTCTTTGTAGCCAATGCCATAATGAAATCTCAGGTTCATTATCATTTCTTTGTATGGGTATGTTTCTCCATGACTGAGTTTTATTTTCAAAAATATTTAATTCATTATTATCCAGGTCAATCATAGGTCGATTGTTAGGATCTAATCTAGCAAAATTCATATCAAGAGCTTCCTGTATTCTAGCTCCAGTTCTATAAAGAAATATCAATAACAACTTTATTTCATTGTCAGAATGTTCCATACATCTGATTATTTCATCTTTAGTCCATACATACTTATCTTTATCTCTCATTGATATCTGTGGAAGTTGTTTAATCTTATATGGTTTGCACCAATTATTTTCTGCTGCAAAGCTAATTAATCTACTTAAAGGTCTAATGACCACAGTATTTATCGTATTATATTTTGAGGATAGTATTTTTCTTTCATCAAGTGGTATTGATGTAAATTTTCTACCTTGATACCTTCTAATCAAATCTCCTGTTTCTGTACCTTGGGGATATCTCAAATAGATTAATTCTTCTTTTTTTTGATTTGTAATATCTTCTAGGAGTGTAGAACCAATGCAATCAGCATTCTTTTTAAAATATGGTATTCTAGCTTCACTAGGACATTGGTCAAAACTATTAAGTAATTTTTCAGTTACATACTTAACATCATAGGTTTTTCTTTTAATTTTATTTTGTTTATAAGTTCCCTCATCTAATTGTTTCTGAAAACCCCATAAAAATTCTTCAGCTTTTTGTTTATTGATAGTTCCTGTAGACTCGTAGTGTATTCTATAAGTTTGAAATGGAGTTTTGTAAGTACCCCTAATTTGTAGGTATTTACTATTTTTTCTTTTAGTTATTTTAAGCATAATGCTTTAATCCTTTCCACATCTTCCTTCGTGAAAACTCTTTTGCTTCCGAAGTATCGATTAAAACATTGCTCTTTTGGGTGCTTCGAGGATAAACTATCTAAGGTCATTTTAAAAGACCTTTCTGATTTAGCCTTAAAAATTGGGTAAATTTCTTTTATTGTATATAGTTCTTCAATATCATTCATAGTAATACTCCTTGATTTTTGTCTTGTGGCCTCCAAACATAGTCATACAACTTGTATGATTTGCCATCAAATTTTGATTTAACTGTTGTCATTGAGTCTCTTTTTTCAAGTTCTCTGACTGAAAGAACCATCTCATCCATGTTGTAGATGACTTTTATAGGCTCTTTATTTCTTATATGTTTTTCAACAATATAATCTCTTAACGAAACACGACCATTCCATAGTTTTTTTACAGGGTATTTTTTCATGTTACTAAACTCCCTAATTTCATTTCTTGTCTATTGGTTGCATTTGCATCTAACATAAACTCTATTTTGGTAATAACTCTCTCAAGCTCTGCATACTTATCATCCATTTTTTCTTGAGCCTTTTCTAATTCAACTCTCAAAGTAATAACAGTTTCATCAGTTCTTGCTCTTGCCTTACGATCTTCAATAGACATTTTTAGTTCATTAAATTTAAGTTGAATAAATGTTTGATCGAGTTGATAGTCTAATAATCTTTCAGTTCTATCTCTTTCTCTCTTAGCTGCCCTATATTCTTTTATTGCTTTCATCTTCGCATCTGCAATTTTATTAGGATCAAAACTTTCCATCGTATTTAACCTTTTCTATTACTTGATTTAATAATTGAATTTTTACTTGGGCATTATATTTAGGATCATGTTCTGCTTTTAAATGGTGTTCTCGACAGAGTGCTGCCAAGTTTTCAATATAATCTGCACATTTAGAACCACCCATCCCTCTTGGAGATAGGTGGTGAATGTCTTGTGCCTGATTACCACACATAATACAACTAACCTCCGAAGTGTCTCTTAATTGGAAGTATGTTAGATAAGTTTTTGTGTGGTTTCGCATTTAGCACCCTTAACACTTTGACATCTTTTTTTATTTGAATTAAAGGATATTGATCTCTATCCCAACCATGTTTGTTTTTATCAAACAAATGTTTTTCTATGTGTGATATGTCTATTTCTTTCATTGTTTCTCCTTAATTTCGTGAACAATTGAACCTATTGCCCAAACCATAAAAAGATTAATGAGCAATAGGATAAGTATTGATATGAGGAGTACCGACTCAAACATTTAAAAAGGAATATCGTCTGGTATAGAGTCACCTAAAGATTTTAATTCTTGTTTAGGTTCAGGTTTTGTATCTGGTTTCCAGGTATTTAATTCTGCATACCACTTACCAGACTTGCCTTCTTTTACATCTATATTGATCCAATCATCTTCTTTATTCTGAAGTTGTTTTTTATACCAATCTGTAAAATCAGCTTTTCTTATTGATATTGAGCATTTAATAAAATCTCTCTTTGGTTCTTTTGCAAAAAAACCATCAATAAACTCTTTGTCATCAGTCATCACTAAACTCCTTTTGTTTATTATTTTTTATTTTGTTTTGGTCTAAGGCATCAAGATCGTCTTGTTCTCCTGTGCTTAATTGGAACAAAGAACGCATAAATTGTTTTAATGCGTAACTTTGAGCAGTACCCATTGCAGTTCCAGAACCAAAAGGAACTATAATGTGTTTAGTTGTTGGAAAACTCCAAGTGTCACCCTCTTTGTGAATTAAAATATATTCATAAACTACACTAAGGCTCTTTCCAGATTGTGATACCTCACAACTTTTTTCATGTGGTATGATAATCAATCCAGCTTTTGCACAAGCTGGTTGAACTTCCTTTAAAAAACCATCGATACTTGTATAAGAATATTTTTGATAATCATTCTTGGCATCTTGTTTTAATGGTTTGTCTAAAATCATCATCACACTATTAATTGCTGTTGCGATGTTTTTTGGCATTGGTTCTATTTCCATTTTTTTTCTCCTTTATAATTTTGTTGAGTTCTTTGTCTTGATCGAATGCAATTCTAAGAGTTTTAAAATATTCAAAAGCGAATTCTAATTGATGTGTATCAAACTCTTTTGTTTCAAATTCTTCTGAGTCTTTACCAAATCTTGCAACAATAAATTGAGATATTTTGTAATGATATTTTTCTTCAATCATCTGCTTGTAAGCAGATCCTTGAATTAAATAATCAGGGTAAACACTCTTGCTTGTTTTAAAATCGACTAAAATATATTGGTCATCTTTTTTAACTAATAAATCTGCTGTGCCACCATATTCATACAACTTTGATGTAAATGATTGCTCACAAAAAATGACCTGGAAATCTTCACTTTGGAAACTTTCCCACCATAATAAAAATTTACTAAAACATTTTTGAACAACATCATCATCTTTTGGAATTTCAAATTCTTGTCCTTCTATAAAAGATTGTGCAAGTTCATGCACATTAGTACCAATCTCAGCAGCTTTGTTTAATTCTGAGTGATACGATTTACCTTCTAGACCTAACTTATTAGACCAAATTATTAAACCAATACTGTTTTTATATCTTGAAAGAATAGTAGTAACTGAAGGAACTACTTTTTGTTTAATTTTGTATTTTATGTGTGCCATTTTCAGAAAATGGCGAATACCCACTATAGTTTTGTATTCTAGGAGGAATAGTATTTACATGAAGATTTTTACGAATATTCGCCATAATATGAAAATTATTGTTTTTTTATGACAAATCAATAGAAAAATTACAAATTGTTGATTTTTTTACAATTAGTATTTTTTAGGCTCAAACCATTTATTTTCAATAACATTAACTTCTTGATTTATAGTGTTTAAATAAATGATCTCATTTATTGGCCATATATTTACATATTCTAGTTTTTTCATTTGATTTTCTAACGATGAAAATGCTTCAACAACTTTTTTTTCAATATCTAAATTTTTAATAATCAAGATGTATTCTTCATCTTTTGTTTCTATAAAAGCTGGTTGAGTATTTCCCTTAATAAAATTTTCTTCACTAAACAACCACTCATCATTATAAATAAATACACATTTTCTATCATCACTCAAAACGACATTTGTACCCCATGAATATTCGTATTGTTTACCACATACCAAAAAATCATGTTGTTTTTTACCTCTAGGGAAAACACGACCATTTTTCATGTTTACATTTGCTGTTATTGGATATTTTATAATTGACTCATCTATTATTTTGAAATAATGAACTTTAAAAATAGTCTGATAAATTTTAGCGTGTTCTTCAGTTACTTTTCTTTGTTTATTCATGTGTAAACTAACAGTAGATTGATCTATTAAGGATTTACCATTTTTATCGATTGGCATAACATCCATAATATCTTTAACTTTGTGAAAACCACGATCTTTACATACTTTTAAAAAAGCATCATTCATTAAGTTGTTAAATGTAAACATTTTATTTATATATTCCTCAATTATTTACTTTATGTGACAAAATTAATATAATTTATATTACAAATTGTCAAATTAAATATGATATGTAATATATAATACAATTTGTTGAAAAATCATTTAAAGTGTTTATTAATTATATTAGATGATTTTTATAAATATTCAAAAATTTGTATAGAAAACAACATAGTTTGGGAAAATTTTGAAGAAGAAATATGGAAAAGATTATTAATTATCAATGGTTTTAAAGAATCTGTGCCTAAATTGTCAAGAATTATTGAAATCGCAAACAGAGCTAAAAAACGCAGAGAAAAGAATACTCAAGTTTATATACCATTACCTGAACACTCACCAACAATCACCCTCTTATACAGAAATACTGCATGGGCTAGGTATGAAAAGCAGCAACAACTTAAGTCGATACTTAAAAAGATTGAAAGAAAACCTATACATCGATTTTATCCCAGGATCAGCGAGAGATATAAAAATTTTAAGAACCGAAGGGTGGCTTGATGATTGAAAAAATGAAACTACCTTACTTTGATTTCTATTATCAAGACTTTCTAACTGGTACTGCTCACTTCACTCATCAACAAAAAGGAATCTACATAACTTTAATGTGTCATGCTGGAGTTCGTAATGGTGATGGACTACCTAATAATTTTGAACAACTTTGTACTATTGTTAATGTTTATAGTAATGATCCTGAACAAGTAGAGTCATTAAAGACAGATATTAATACTGTCCTTTATGAAAAATTTAAACTTATAGACAATAAATGGCATAACGAAAGACAACTAGAGGATTATAGAAGAACAGTAGAAAAAATAAATCATAGAGCTGAAGCTGGTCGTAAAGGTGGTCTAGCAAAAGCGAAGCAAACCTCTAGCACAGTATCTGTATCTGATTCTGTATCTGTATCTTTTAATAATATATGGGATGCGTTGTTGGTGAAGCGAGGCAGCAAAAAGAAAGCATTAGAAAAATTTAAAAGTATTCCAAGTACAGTTAATGCAGAGTCAATTATAGATAAATACAATGAACTTTGTCGTAACACAGAAAATCAAATATTTATACCACACTTTAGCACTTGGCTATCTCAAGAACGATATAACGATGAAGAAGTATTTAACCTGGATAGTTTTAAAAAGAAACACGGCATAACTGCAAATTTTGTAGAAGAGAAAGATGATCTTTTGTTTTTTACATCAAAAGAGTCATGGGGAATTATGGATTGGATTTATAAAAAAGATGGAACATCTATTAGAGCAGAGGATTATTTTGGAAAAGAAGAAGCATCTTAGAGTTCTATCATTAGGTGCTGGGGTTCAATCTTCAACTTTAGCTTTAATGATTAATGATGGTGAAATACCTATGGTTAATTGTGGTATTTTTTCAGATGTAGGTGCAGAACCAAAAACTGTTTATGAACATCTTGATTGGTTAGAAAAAAATGTTTCTTTTCCTATATATAGAGTTCAATGGAGAAACCTTAAAGAAGATATAATATCTGCTGCAAAGGGCGAATATAAAGCATTTACAGCACCTTTTTTTACTAAAAATATTGATAATCAAAAAAAGGGTATGTTGCGAAGGCAATGCACTGGTGATTATAAAATAAAACCAATAAATCAAAAAATAAGAGAATTATTAGGTTATTCAAAAGGCCAGAGAGTTGAGCAAGGAACAAAAGTTGAATTAGTAATGGGTATTTCTTATGACGAAATGCAAAGAATGAAAACTAATCAATTAAAATATATAGAAAATCAATATCCCTTAGTAGAGAAAGCTATTAGAAGAAGGCACTGTTTGACATGGTTAAAAGATAGGAATTATCCAACTCCACCAAGATCAGCTTGTACTTTTTGTCCTTATCACACTAATGAGGAGTGGAGGAATGTGAAAAAAAACAAGAGTGAATGGGATGAAGTAGTCAAACTTGATAAAATGATAAGAGATCAAGAAAAGTTTAAAGATAGTCAATCAGGTTCTGTTAAAGATGAAATTTATTTACATAGAGACTGTCAGCCCATAGACCAAGTAGATTTAAGAACAAATGAAGAAAAAGGTCAATATTCATTATTGGATGAATGTGATGGATACTGTGGAGTTTAATGGCAAAAAGAAAAAAAAAGAAACATCAACGAACTAAATCAAAGGAAATTTCTCAAGCACAAGAGATTGACCTTGGAGCACAAACTCTAATCAGAGAGAATGGCAAGGTCTATCGATTACCTGATATGGCTGAGATGCAAATATCTCACAAACATATATCTAAAAAGATAAATTCAGTCCATGAAAGCTATTACTCAAGACATCAACTAGATCCAAGAGATGCTAAAAAGAATGCAACCAGGTTTGTAGCTGGTCAAAAACTAGAGTATTTAGGTGTTATTTCTAACAAAATGAAGTCATGTACTATGAATTTTAATAGTTTAGCTGGCATACCGAATGGCACTGAGTTCTTCAATATATTAAAGATAGATTATGAACAGGAGTTTAACGATGCCATGAAAGCAACAAAGCAGCACCAATCTTTAATATGGGATGTCATCATAGATAATAAACCAGCAACACATAAAAGAATGGACTCATATAGAGAAGCTCTGGATTTATTAATTAGCTTTTGGAGGATGTAACAATTTTAAATTCTCATAAAAAAACGGATTACGAAAAAAGATACAATACTTGGACTGGTATTATTAGAATGAGAGTGACAGATGCTAAAAAAAGAGCATTAAAAAAGAAGTTAGATTTTAATATAGATGTTGAATACTTAATTAAAAAGTTAATCGAAACAAATTATACTTGTCCATATTTAGGTGTTAAATTTGAGAAAAAAAATAGCGATTATGTATTATCAATAGATAGAATTGATCCAACAAAGGGTTATGTTAAAGGTAACATTGAAATAACATCTAGGTTAGCAAATACTATGAAAAATAAGGCTACAAACAGTCAATTAATTAAATTTGCTGAAAACACATTAAAGATTAAAAAAGAAAATAATAAAACAAGCAACAAAATTTCAGATTTTTTAACTACTAAACAAGTAGCAGAAGAATATCCTAATTATTCTATAAACTCTTTGGTGCATTTTAGAAATACTAAAAGACCTCAATTTCCTTATTATAAGTTTGGAAGAAAGATTTTTTACAAAAGAGAAGATATAGAATATGTAATGTTTAAACAAAATGATAAATAAATATTCCCATTTGTTCCCATTTTATAACTTGCATAGTTAATATAGATTAGATTGTAAGATCGAGAAGTCGGTCAAAAATCCGTACAATTTATTATGAAAGCAGAGGAAGAACTCTGGCTTAACATATTGGTTCGAGGTTTATGCGATAGCCTGGGCCTTACACATCCAAACTTTGATATATCAGAATGGAAAGTCATTAAAGAAGCAAAAGAATGGTTAGGTTCAGAGGATTTTAAAACTATTTGTGGATACTTGAAACTTGAACCTAATTATATATTGAAACTTCATGGCAAAATCAAAAAAACAAAAAAGTCTGATACCGACAGAATATACAACGCACTCTACGTTAGGATTAGACGACTCAAATCTGACTACGACTATATTCTTAGCAGATGATAATGGTAATCCAATAGTCCTTATCAGGTTCGCAGACTTTGATAGTAAGGAACAAGCTAAAGATTTCGTCTCAGTATTTAAAGAACATAAAAATTTCACAGAATTAGGACTTGATCCTATGAATACAACAATACATTAAACATCATGGCAGCACATTCAAAATATTCAAAAGAACTAGTAGACACAGTGTTACAAGAACTTGCAGTAGGTAAGTCTATCAGAGAAGCATTAAAGACAGTCAATATATCCTGGGAGATATGGAGACAATGGTTGAATAAGAAAACTGGTTTGAGAGAAAGTTATAACCAGGCTAAAGAAGATGGTATTGAATACTCAATGGCAGATGTAGACCAAGTAGCTAAAGATGCAGTGAAGAAGTCAGCAAACTCTAAAATGGATATGGCTAATGTGAAAGCTATCGATACGTTTATTAAACATAAACAATGGATGGCAAGTAAGCTCGCTGCGAGGAGATATGGTGATCGACAGTCCTTAGAGATAGGAAACATGAAAGATAAACCATTCTCTGTAAAATGGGATAAGTAGGAGGACACAATGGAATTTATGAAAGACAAATGGAACAATCTAAACAAGAGAGGTAAGATCATTGTT